CTGCGAGCCGTGGCGGTGTGACGGTCACCGATCTGGCACAGGGATTGCAGGCGAAGGCTGGGGTGAGGGTAGGGTCTGGGGTGTTGAGCTTCCCACAAGCACATGAACTACATCGCCGCCGCCAGGGCCGCCTGGCAGGCATGGTCAGGAGAGCTGGACTCCCAGCGGGCCGGCCGCAATCGTGAGGAGCAGCGCCGCGCTCGGATCAGGGCCCACAGTGAGCGCGAGCTGCAGCGGTTCGCCCGGTTCGGGCAGCAATGGGCCATCGCTGAGCTGCGTCGCCGTGGGGTGGCAGATGCTTGAGATCTACGCCTGGGCCGGCGTCTTCACCGCGATGAGCGTCGTGCGCCCCCATGAATGCCGCGAGCCCGGCGAATGGCTTGCCGCCCTGCTCGCCGGGGCCCTGTGGCCGCTAGTGGTTGCGGTGCGGGTTGGGATGTGGATTCGGCGGCGGGGGAGGAAAAGCGCATGACCACCAACCCACAACGCCCCGCCTTCTACATCAACGACCATTTCGGCTGCATCGGCCGCATTTGGTGGGTCAACACCATGCAGCAGCCGAGTCAGGCATGGAATCCGCTGCTGTTCCCCATCTGGGGTGCGGTTCGGTGGTTTCGGGGGTGCCAATGATGGGCCCGACCTACGCCGAGTTTCTGGAGCGCAAGCTGCATACCGGCGCTGATCACGGGTTCGATCCCGTCTTCATGCCGCCGCAACTGTTTGACTTTCAGCAGGCCTTAGTCCAGTGGGCCGTCCGCAAGGGCCGGGCCGCGATCTTCGCTGATTGCGGCCTAGGCAAGACCGCGATGCAGCTCACCTGGGCCGAAAACGTGGCCCGTCATACCAGTAAGCCGGTGCTGATCCTGACGCCCCTTGCGGTTGCAGCTCAGACCGTCCGGGAGGGCGAGAAGTTCGGCATCGAATGCCACCGGTCCAGTGATGGCAGTGTGCCGGGGCGGATTGTCATCACTAATTATGACAGGCTCCATTTATTTAATCCGAACGACTTTGGCGCAGTGGTCTGCGACGAGTCAAGCATTCTTAAGTCTTTTAGCGGCTCTACCAGGAAAGCCATTACGCGTTTCATGGCAAAAATGCCTTATCGGCTACTCTGTACCGCAACAGCTGCGCCAAATGATTACACAGAGCTTGGCAATTCGTCAGAAGCGTTAGGAGAGTTGAGCTACAGCGACATGCTCCGTCGGTTCTTCGCTCAGCTCGACGACAAAGGGCAGAAACGCGAAGAGCGACTGCAGCAGTCAGCAGAGGCAATGATCAGCACCAATGCCAACTACTACAAGAAGCTTGCTTTTCGGGTGTCGCAGACCATCGGCCAGTGGCGCCTTAAACATCATGCCCGTGAGCACTTCTGGCGCTGGGTCGCCAGTTGGGCTAGGGCTTGTCGAATGCCGTCTGATATCGGCTACCCCAACGACGGATTCATCTTGCCGCCACTCCTGGAGCGTGATCACATTATTGCGCCTGCTACACCGCCAGACGGGATGCTGTTTTCAATGCCGGCGTTTGGTCTTGCGGAGGAGCGCGAAGAGCGCAAGCGAACCATTCAGGAGCGGTGTGAGTTTGCAGCGCAACTGGTAGACCATAATCGTCCTGCGGTGATCTGGTGCCACACCAATGCCGAGGGAGATCTACTGGAGCAGCTCATTCCCGACGCCGCCCAGGTTGCCGGTCGCACACCAGATGATCAAAAAGTAGAACTGTACGAATCCTTCGCTGCCGGCGATCAGCGGGTGCTGGTGATTAAGCCAAAGATTGGCGCATGGGGCTTGAACTGGCAGCACTGCGCCCATGTGGTAACTTTTGCCAGCCACAGCTACGAGCAGTACTACCAATCCGTCCGCCGCTGCTGGCGATTCGGCCAGCGAGGCACCGTTCAGCTTGATGTAATTGCCACAGAAGGCGAGGCCAGAGTGCTGGCCAACATGCGCAGCAAAGCGGAACGCGCTTCTGTTATGTTCGAGGAACTGGTGGCACAGATGAACAGCGCCACCACGATCAAACGCACCAACCACTACACCACCACCCCGAGGATCCCACAATGGCTGTGAAAGATCAGCTCATCACCGACAACTTCGCCATCTACAACGGAGACTGCATTCAGGTGATGCAACAACTGCCTGACGCATCAGTGCATCTCACGGTTTACTCTCCGCCGTTCGCCGGCCTGTATCAGTACAGCAGCGATGACCGCGACATGTCTAACTGCCTGAACTACGATGAGTTTTTCGCTCACTATGGATTCTGCGTTGACGAAATCTCCCGCATCACCATGCCGGGGCGGATTTCGGCAGTCCATTGCATGGACATTCCTCTCAGCAATGCTGGATGCGATGCCATGTTCGACTTGCCAGGTCGGATCATCCAAGAGCATGAAGCCCGAGGGTTTGCCTATGGCGGTCGGCGGGTGATCTGGAAAGAACCGCTGATGGTTCGTAATCGCACCATGATGAAGAGCCTGCACCATAAGACGTTGTGTGAGGACTCAACCCGCAACAGCATCGCCAACGCTGATTACCTGCTGATGTTCCGTCGCAAAGGTGAAAACCCGGTGCCGGTAGTGCATGAGGTTGGACTGATGCATTACAGCGGCGAACGCAACGTCCCGGCTGATCTCAATGGTTTTCGAGGCATGAACGGGGATCAGAAAAAGAATCAATATAGCCAGTGGATCTGGCGCCAGTATGCCTCCAGTGTATGGGATGACATCAGGATTGATAACGTTCTGCAGTTCCGCAGTGCCAAGGATGGCGAAGACGAAAAGCACGTCCATCCTCTGCAGCTGGATGTGGTTGATCGTGCCGTAATCATGTGGAGCAACCCAGGCGAAACCGTCCTCACCCCTTTTATGGGCGTCGGCAGCGAGGTCTACGGAGCAGTCAGGGCTGGCCGCCGTGGGGTCGGCATTGAGCTGAAGCCCAGCTACTACCGGCAGGCGGTCCGCAATCTTGAGGTGGCCCGTGAACCTGAGCAGGATTCAGGCCAAGCGGTGCTGTTTGACCTGGAGGGAGAGGCCGGCTGACCCCGCTACCCTGACCCTATCCCCCCCCAGCCGCCCGATGGCCGTCCTAACCTCACGCGACGCCGAGGTGCGCCTGGACGGCATCGGGATCGCCAAGGCCCGCGACATCTCGCTGCAGCTGTCCTCCGAGACCCCGGAGGACACCGCCCTGGGCGACACGACCCGCAGCTACGTCTACGGCCTGCGGGCCTACTCCGGGTCCATGACCCTGCTCTATGACCGCAGCAGCCCAGTCAGCCAGCTGCTGCAGCAGCAGATCACGGCCGACGACACCATCCGCGACCTGGAGCTGATCCTGCTCGACCGCAACATCCGCGGGCCCGTCCTGTTCCAGAACACCGGCATCTCCACCAGCGTCGGCGACGTGGTCAGCTGCCAGGTCAGCGTGGTCTTCAACGCCATCAGCGGGACGGTCTGATGAGCCTGCTGGGCACCGGCGGGGAGATGGAGCTGAGCCGCGAGTGGCCGCCGCTCACGGTGCTCACCGATGCCCGCTTTGATAACGGCCGCCTCTGGCTGGCGCAGCCGGGCTTCTGGCCTGGCGATCGGGTGATCATCACCTGCGCTCGCGGGCTGCCGATCGACGCCAACCTCAACGGCTACGCCGACTGCCCCGATGGCCACCGCCACTGGGGCGGCCTGGGCATTCCCGGGCCCGCAACGGCGCACCGCACCAACGACGCCGGGTCGTACTGGGCCGCCAGTGATGCCGCGGCCTACTGGGAGGCGCCGGCGACGACCGGTCTGACCCAGCAGCTGACCTGCTACGCCGGCCGCGACACCCTGGGTCGGCTGGCGTTCTACGACTCCGAAATCAACGGCGTGAACGGTGGCACCACCGGCCGGCTGCCCCTGGCGGGCGTGGCGTTCGGTGCCCTCGTGCTGGCTCCCTACTCCGCTGGGGCGGCCTACCAGGCGGCACTGCTGACCCTGGCTCAGTCGGTGCTTGCGGTGATTCCCCTGGCGGAGCCGGAGCTGCCTGCCGACCAGGTCGCCGCCATCCCCTCGGCCGCGGCCGGCACTGAGCTGATTGGATGGAAGCTGCAGGCCCAGCTGGCCCGCTGGACGCTGGACCAGGAGGCCGCGACGGCCGACACCACGGCACTGGCGGAACCGTTCGGGGATTCGGTGAAGGCCCTGGTTCGCGGCAGCGGCACCCTGCAGTTCGACCTGGAGCGCAGCTACCGGGCCGGCAGCCAGGATTCGACAGCGCTACTGCGGCTGGTGATGATGCTCGACCGCGGCTGCCGGTGCCGGGCCCGGTTCTACCTGCACCGCGAACGGCCGGCGGAGACCCCCGGCAGCAACCCCTGCCGCGATCCACGGCTGGGCGGTGCGCTCTGGTATGAAGCCGACCTGCTGCTGGCCCGCACCGGCGTCGAGACCGGCGCCAGAGAGTTGATCAGCGGCAGCGCGGCGTTCCTGGTGCTCGGTGAAACACAGCTGCGGATGGGCTAGGATCTGCGCGTGGGAAGTGGTAGGTCTGACGGGCGTGGTGGCCTGTCAGGCCTTTTTTCTTGCCTCGCTACGCTGAGGGCATGACCCTGTCGGCGCAGCGGTGACGATTATCAAGAAGGCGGCCGATGCCGGCAGCTGGCCTTTGGCCGCCAGCCAGGCAGACGTCAAAGCCCAGCTCACCGCAATGCTGGATGGCCTGCGGCAGCTGCTGGGCAATGCCAACATCCTCGCGGGATCGGGCGAGCTGAACGATCCGCTCAACGCCCCATTCCAGCTCTACGTCAACCCCTACATCGGATCGGACGCCTTCGCCGCTGGATCGTTCGCGTCCTACGACCCGGATCCGTCGGGCACCAATCCGACGACGGCGAACATCGACGCCAAGATCCGCCGGATCGACAACCAGCGGCTGACGTGCGGCTACAGCGAGATGCGGCCGTTCAAGACCATCAACCGCGCACTGATCGAGGCGGGGCTGATCACCAGCAAGAGCTGGTTCAACTACAGCCAGGAGGCCGCCCATCTGGATTGTGTCAGCATCCGCCTGTCGGCTGGCGTCCACACCCTCTACAACGACCCCGGCAACACCGGCACCACGCCTGCCGTCTGGGCTGATGGCAAGGTGCCGACGATCGCTGAACTGATCGGGTTCAACCCGAACGAGGGCGGTTGCATCCTGCCCCGTGGCTGCACGATGTGGGCCCCGGACTACCGGAAATGCACGATCCGCCCGAACTACGTCCCCGCCGATGCCGATGAGGCCTACAGCGAGTCCAGCGGTGTGGCGACGATCACGAACCGCAGCTGCATGTTCCGCACGACCGGGACCGGCTACACGTTCGGCTACACCCTGATGGACAAGCTGGGCAGCACCAGCAGCCACCATCTGCTCTCGGGCTATGAGTTCGCATCCGAAGCGCAGCTGACGGGCTTCTACGGCAAGATCAACACCGCCCTGGCGCCGAACGGCAACGGGTCGGCGGCCCTGCTGGTCGCCAGGACGTCAGAGCACCAGATCGTCGGCCCGATCAGCGGCAGCCCGTCGGAGGCGTGGGACACCGTCGGATCGGCGTCGTTCTACATCCTCAACGTCGGCATCAGGACGGTCCGGGGCCTCTGCGGGGCCCTGATGGACGGCAGCAAGGTCACAGGCCTGCGGTCCATGGTGACGGCCCAATACACGAACACCGGCAATCAGAAAACCCTCAGCTGCTGGGAGATCTACTCGGGCGGCAGTTGGGTGACGCCCGCGAATTATCAGGCGCTGATTGATTCATCGCCGGACTCGCGGCGGATGAAGCCCGGCCGGCGTTCGTTCCACATCCGCGTCATCAATGGCGCTTTCGTCCAGGAGGTGTCGGTGTTCTCCATCGGCGCCGGCGTCCACAACTGGGTGCAGACCGGCGGCGAGCTGGATTCAACCAACGGCAACACCAGCTTCGGTGGCATCACCGCCCTGGCTGAGGGGTATCGGTCGGCGGCGTTCCCGATCGACAAGAGCTGGACCCTTTCGGCGTTTCGCGTGCCCCTGCGGCCCGACGCCAAGGCGCCCGCGATCCGCCGGATCTTCCTCGGCACCGTCAGCAGCGCCACCTCCGGCGCCATCACCCTGTCGGCCGCGCTGGATCCGGCAGTGCTCGAGTCCTTCACCCTGCGGCCCGACTCCTACATCTGGGTCGAGAACCCACAGGGCCCCGACTGGCGGGCGCAGCTGGCCAACCCGTCATGGAGTGCCGGCAGCCCGACGATCATCAACATCGCAGCGGCCCTGGCCGATGAGAACGGCGCCGCCGGCGGGTCAAGCGTCAACGGCCGCCGGGTCTACATCCGTCGCATCGCCGACAACCGGACGAAGGAGGAGCGGCGGTTGGTGCTCAAGCTCGCAAACACCACCAACGCCAGGACACCGCAGCGGCACCAGATCCTGCAGCTGGATCCAACCCGTGCCGGCGTCAGTGGCGCCCTGCCGGCAGCCACGACCCTGGCGGTCACCTCGACCACGGCGACGACCCCCGTGGGCGCCGGGGTGCTGCGGTCGGCGCTGATCTCCCTGCGGCGCTCCAACCCCGACCAGAACTACGCCAACAGCACCTACTACCGCAAGGGCACGGTGGTGAAGCACGCCAACAAGCACTGGGCGGCGATCAGCGATCTGACGACCGCGACCGCAAGCCCTGACCCGGCGCTGTGGTCCGAGTGCTACGTGGGGATGCCGGAGGCATTCAACGCTGAGGACCCATTCGTCAACGAGGCCCCCAGCCTGGTGTTCGACGACGATGCGAGCGGCACTGAGGCATCAACGACCCTCGGCTGGAGCTGGTCAACCGCCTTCACCAGCAGCTCGGCGACGGCCGCGGTGTGGCTGCGGACCCAGTACCGCTCTGGCGTCGATTACCTGGCCGCTCATGCCCTGCTGGTGGCCCTGGGCCTCAGCTCCGCCGATGCCCACACCGCCCTGGCGCCACAGCTCGAGGCCAGCCGCCTGCGCGATCCGGCATCATCGTCCGACTTCCCGGTGGCACCCGCCGGCGGCCTGGCGACCGGCCGCGCCAACTACCCGGTGGAGTTCCGCCGGCCCTCAACGCTGGCGATGGCCCCGCATCGCACCGCATGGTCGGGCTGGGGCAACTACTCAACGGCCCTGCCGCAGGTCCAGCAGGACATGGCAGCCCGCAACCGGTTCAGCTACCTGTTCACCAACAACGGCGGTGGCTTCGTCGCCTGCGACGGCACCCAGGAGGACATGCTGCGGTTCACGCCCGCCGGCCTGGAGGACTTGACGACCGGCGAGGTGGCGCAGGTCGGTGACATCGGGGCCCCGGACGTGGCGATCGGTTCCTCGACCACGTTCAGCGGCACCATCATCGATTCGGTGTTCCAGGGCGTGATGGACTTCACCGGCGCGACGCTGCAGGGCTTCCCGATGGCCAACAGTTCGACCGCTGGCCTGATCGAGACCGCAACGATCGCCGAGGTGCTGACCGCCATGACGACGGTGGGCACGGGCGGCCTGGCGATCACGACCGATGCCATGCCGGCCGCGATGCGATCCAATGCCGTTGATCTGGGATCCGCCACGGCGCTTGACCTAAGCCTGGGATCATTTTTCTTCCGCACCGTCAACGGCAACGTGACATTCACGTTCACGAATGTTCCGTCCAACGGCATCACGCTGTTCCTGTTTGAGTTCCTCTACACCTCCGGCACGATCACCTGGCCGGCGATCCTGTGGGCCGACGGGACGGCGCCAACCCTTGTGGCCGGCTACACCTACACCGTCGCCTTCTACACCAGGAATGGCGGCACCACCTGGCGCGGCAGCCGCCCCACTATCTGGACCTGATGAGCCTCAACGCCCGCCGACACTTTGCCGTCAGTTCTGGATTGACGGCAAGCAGCATCATCGCCGATGCGTCATTCCGATTCGACTTCAACACTGGCACGATCAATGATCTGGTCAGCAACACAAACGTGCTGACGGCAACAAGGCCGTACGAGAAGTATCACATCAGCAGCAGCAAGCGTTACACCAGAACAGCCGCCGGCACTGTGGTCTACGACCATGACAGCAGCGGCAACAATCTCGGCGTCCTGATTGAGGGGCAGTACCTGCAGAGATTTCAGGGGATCAGGTATAGCAACCGTTTCGCGGGGACTGGCGGATGGGAGGGCCCGAACGTCACATGGGGCGGCAACCAGGGCGCCGGCGGTGGCGGCTACCTGAAGGGCTGCACCATCACCGGCGGCTTCCCGGGCCCGATTGATGGGCTGGAGAGCACAGCCGGATACCAGGCCAGCCGGTTGATGCTGGACACCTCCTACGGGCATCACTACATCGGCAAGTTCGGCTTGTGGAACATCTCAACCTTTCAGTCGTACACCATCGCTATCAAGGGATTTGGCGACACGACCAACCATGCGGTAAGGATTGAATCAGCTGGATCCGGCACTGAAGGCGAAGGCGGAATCTGCATCACCCTTGATCTGCAGAATGGGCAGATCCTGGACTTTCGGACTGCCATCTCCAGTGGTCAGGAGAGGTTGATCGCCTATCCGCACATCCGAATCACACAAGACGGCTGGTTGCTGGTTTCATTTCAGGCTGGCAACAACTTCCTTTCGGGCGGCGGGACCAGTTACTCGCAGCCGCGAATCCGCATCGTCAGAAAGGTTGGGAACAGTGTGGTTTATCCGGCCGAGCAGTTCTTCGGCGATGGCGCCAGCGGCGTCTACCTGTTCGGCTTCATGCGTGAGTACAACCAGCTGCTGCCCAGTAGCTACGTCCATTCCGACGGCCCGGCCAGCCCGATCAGCCGCCCATCCGATGGCCTGTCCTGGACCCTGCCGAACCCGATCAATCCGAGCCTGCGGGCGGTGTTCGTTGAGGTGTTCGGCCACGTCGACACGTCCAGCCTGCTGACCCTGGACGACGGCACTGCATCCGGCAGCGCCTTCGCCGGGAACTACATCGACCTGCAGGCCCAGGCCGGCCAATACCGAGTGGCGATGCGCCGCAATTCCGGCACTGAGTTCCTGGCCGCGGCTGGCATGGCCCCGGCGGTCATCACGACCGGCTCATGGACGGGGGTGTACCAGGGGCCCCGAGCCGGGGCGGGATTGCTGCCAACCCGTCAGCGGTTCGTGGTGTCATGGAACAGCTCCACCGTGTCCGCCCTGGCGGGCGGTGGCCCCGGCACCCAGCAGATCTCGCACGACCTGGGAGGGCTGCCGACGATCTCCCGCCTGATGATCGCCCAGGGCAACAACGGCCACACCAACGTCCCGATCGCCCGAGTGATCGGCTGGAACCGCGAGCTGACCGGCCTTGAGCAGTTCACCCTGATGTCCGCACGATGATCATCTACAGGCTGGCGCCAACCCCGGCGCCGATCACCATGGAGCAGCTGCAGGCCGAGAATCCGAGGACGTGGTTCCCTGCATTCCCGACGGCTGAGGATCTGCTGCCGTTCGGCGTGGTCATGGTCCAACCCACCAGCCCGCCGCCGCACAGCCTGGCGGATGGGTCCTACACCTGCGAGATCGTTCAATCCGAGGCTGGCGACTGGGTCCAGGCCTGGGCGTGGGTGCCGAACCCTGATCTCAGTAGCCTGACCGCAGAGCCAGACTGAGCCAGTGGACGCCGAGCGCATCAACCACCTGGACCTGCTGCGCGAGGTCGTGGCGGTGCGCACCCTGGTTGACCGGCTGGTCACCGACATCGCCGAGCACCGGACCCAGCTTGGGGATCCGGAGAACGGGATCTATGCCCGCCTGAACCGACTGGAGCAGTCGCGGGCGCAGTTGATGCTGGTGGCCGTGATCAGCGGCCTGGTGCTG